CTATAAAAGCTATTGAGAAAAAATTAGAAATACCATATAAAGTTATTAAAAGAAAGATAGACGGATACAATATTAGACAACGAAATTATACGGAGTACACAAATACATCTGAGTTTAAAAATTTAGATTTGAGAAGAAAGACTAAACATATAAATAAAGATATGTTGTTTAAAATGTATGTTGATGAAAAATTATCTTCTACAACTATATCAGAAATATTAAATCTTTCTAAAGCTGCTGTTGTTAAAATGTTAAATAAGTACAAAATACCTATAAGAGATGTTGAACAATTAAGAAAAATATCTTCAGCAAAAGCGCAAGGAATAAATATTGATGAATGGGAAAGATTCGTTGTTACAGAAGACCAAAGATTAAGAAAGAAAGAATCTCACAGAAAAATAATTAGAGATGTTTTAAAAGGTGATGATTATACTTGTCAATGTTGTAATAAGAGAGGTGGGAGATTAGCAGCACATCACATATTAAATTTCAAACAATATCCTGAATACAGAGAGACTTTTGATAATTTAATAACCCTATGTGAAGATTGTCATAGCCCTACAATAAAAGGAAGCTATCATCATACATTTGGTGTTAGTAATAATTGTAAAAGAGAGTTAGACGAATATGTAGACAATCTTAATTTTTATACAGGTAAATCAGATTGGGAAACTTTTGAAGAATCAGTAAAACAATAAAATGATAAATAGTTTTAAGAGACTTTAACAGGATAGACAAACATGGTACTTATAAAAGAATTTGTTGATATAAAAGATATGGAATTGATAGTGGAGGATGGCGAAAAACTTGGCTGCCATTCAAAAAAAGATTATTATGTTTCCGGCCCTTTTATGTGTGCAGAGGATAGGAACAAAAACGGAAGAGTCTATCCTAGAAGTATAATGGAAAAGGCTGTTAATAATTATAATGAAAACTTTGTAAAAACTGGTAGAGCAATTGGGGAACTTGACCATCCTCTTGACCAAACGCTAAACCTTAAGAATGCCTCCCACAAGATCATATCGCTTGGGTTTCGCTCTGAAGACGATCACAAAGTTTATGGGAAAGCCAAGATTCTAAATGAAAATTATTTCCCACTCGCCAAGATCGCAAAAGGGTTCTTAGAAGAGGGAATAATGTTAGGAATTTCTAGTAGAGGTGTTGGATCACTTGACGATAAGGGAATGGTTGGTGATGACTTTCAAATTATAAGTCTCGACCTGGTGGCAAATCCGAGTGGTAGTGGTTGTTTTCTGGAGGGAATTTTAGAGAACAAGGAATATTTTTTGGATGGAGAAAACCAAATTGTCGAACGCGCAGTAAACAATCTCAAAAAGGCCACCGATCGCAAATATTCTTCAACTGATTCTAAACTTGTGTTGGAATATTTTCAGAACTTTATGAACGATTTGAGAGGTAAGCTGTAAACAAACTTTGAATTGTCGGGGTGATACTAGACCAATGCGATAGCCAAGCTGAACGGTCTACTCACTCTAACAATTCATTAAAAATTAGAAATAAATATTAAAATGATAAATAGTTTTAACAAGTCTAACGAGTGGAGATAATGATGAATAAACTTACCGATCTTGACATGGCGAATAATCTTTTATGTGAGCACGATGAACTTTCTGAGGGTGTTAAAAAGAAGGTGGAAACTTATATAAACGGAGAATACTTTTCAACATCATTAACAGATAAGAAAGCGGATCAAGTTAAGCAAGATATGTTGAAAGCTATAGAAGATGGTTCATATAAATCTGGAACTTTTATGACTGGTTCTCTTAAGGATAAAATAGCGAAGATGATAGAAGATGGTAAAGAGATTAAGATTAAGACTTTTTACGTTAAAGAATCTACCGAAAGTATCAATGAGTCGGAACTTTCAGATGATGCCGCAAACGCTATTAGAGATGTGTTTTTTAGCAAGCAGTTCGATAAAAAGGTTCCTCGATCAATTATTGCAAGAGTTCTAAAATCTCCGAGATGGATTGATATGTATGGGGAAGATGCGATTGAACAGGCTTGGGAAGAGTTGAGAGACGAGGGATATGTTCGATTGATTGGTGATAATTGGGTATGGGGATTGGAATTTGATGAGGATGTTGATGGTGGAAAAATTATAGAAGACGAGGATAAGGTTGATAGAATTTTCCTTGTTTACCTTAAGGGAGATTTTAAGGAGCCATTTGTTACCGAGTTTAATAATGTTGAAGTTGCTAAGAGAGAAATGAAAAAACATGATATGAGAGCCAAAGCAGAGATAGTTACTGCCAAGGACCCTCAAGAAGCGATTAATGTTTGGAAAGAAAAAAATATTGTCAAAGAAGAAGAGACTATAAAAGAAATGTCATCCAAAAGAGATATTTTTATTAGTGATGATGGCGCACTTAAATACTCTGTCTCTAAAAGTTATGAAACTGATGAGTGGGTAGCAAAAGCATATGTAAATGGAAAGTACGATGAAGGTAAGACTATTTATGAAACAGATAGAGAAAGTGCAGTAGGATCAGCAAAATATGAAATGACTCGTTGGAATAAATTACATCCGGTTGTCAAAGAAGAAGAGACGATCAAAGAAGGTGAAGAAGAGTATAACATTCCAGATACCAATTTATTTGTTGTTGGTTTTGGAAGAGATATTAATGGAAATGTTGGAATAAGAGTTAAAACACCAAATGAGAGAGTCCGTTCGTTGTCTGTTGGCGATGTGTTTCAAGGTAAGACAGTTAGAGATGGTTATTGGAAAGATTCAAAACCAGAGGAAGTTGCCAAGATTAATGCGGCTCTTATTAGTTATGTTGAAAGATTTGTAAAGGGACTTCCACTCAAAAAATATGGTGTTAAAGAAGAAGAGACGATCAAAGAAGTTACAGAATATCAAATAGGTTCAGATATTCTTTTCCGTAAATCGAGTGAAGATAATGATTGGCTAGCGGGAAAAATATCAACAATTTTGGCTAATGATGTTGTTTTGAAAGATGAAAAAGGAATAACTCATATAATCAATAAGCAATTTGTCAGACTTGCTCCTGTTGCTCCTGAAAAAGAAGACGAGTCCATTGAGGAAAGTGAGAGATTTATTAACAAATTTCTTACAGAGGCTTTTACTTCGGATGATAATAAAAAAGTAAAAATAAAGTTTGATCCGATAAAAGGTGATACATATAAAATAAATGGAAGATCGGCAGAATTTGTAACAAAAACAAGAGATAATCGGCTATGTTTTTATATGTTCGATGTTGATGCTCTTGAAAATTTTGATGCCGATGATTTTGTAGATGAATAAATATTAAGTAAAAATATTAAAATGATAAATAGTTATAGATAAATAGTAGAACATCAAAGAAAGGGTTTAACATGAAAGAACTAATTACCGAGAAGATCAAGGGGCTGTTGACTCCGGAGGATCTTGCTATTTTTGAGACAGCGATGAGTAAACTTGTATCTGATTCTGTCGCTCTTCGTGAGACTGAACTCAAAGCAGAATATGACCAGCTTTCAGAATCATATTGCGCAAAGAGAATAGCAGAAGACACAGAAAAGGTCAAGTCAACCCTCATTGAAGAGTATGACCTGAAACTTGAAAACCTTGAACAGAAAGTTGTCGCAAGGTTGACATCATTTATTGACCATCTTATCACTGAGCAGATTTCGGATAAAGCTATTGAGAAGATTGCCATTAGTGAAGTTGCTTCCCCAATAGTTGAGAAGATTCGTAAGATTTATGCCGAGAGCTTCATCACTCTTGACACTGACGGCTCAACTCAAATTAAAGAGTCTGAGAAACGTCTGAAAGCATTGGAAACTCAACTCTCAGAAGCAATCTCAAACAAAATGGAACTTCAAGATAAACTAGACCAAACAGCTTCTTATCTCTTGATCTCTGAGAAAACTTCAGGTCTCATGGAATCACAGAAAGAACGTGTGGTAAAGATGTTCAAAGGTAAAAAGTTCTCTGATGTTTCGGGACAGATCGATAACTTCATTGGCGTTATCAAGGAAAGTCGAACCTTCCCCAAAACAGAAAAGAAAACAATTGATGCAGTTCTTGATGAATCGGATTGCATTGTTCCCGAAAAGAAAGTAATCGAGGAAAATGATTCAAGCCTTGTCGGTGCAGCTTCGAGATTTTTGGAAGAGTAATAATAAAATGATAAATAGTTTTAAGTGCAGTTCAACGATGCTTGTAAGTGTTTTGATAGTTTAGGATCTAGTTTACAAGTCATCATAAATCTAATACGTTTTAACAAGGAGAATAGAATGGTAGTAAACAAACGCGAACTTCTCAAAAAATGGGAAGGCGCAAAAGGCAACATGAGCATTAAGAATATTGCAAACAGTGATATTCGTGGTAACATGGCTGTAATGCTCGAAAACCAAGAGACCACCGATTTTACCAACATGAGCCTCCTCCGTGAAGCCTCTGCTGGTGCGATCAATACTGGAACCCTTGGTGGTTATACTGACGGTGTAGCTGCAAGTGATAGCTATATTTTTAAACCCATCGCCCTCGCTCTCGTTCGGCGCACTTTCCCTGATCTCTTCGCACATAAAGTTTGCGGTGTTCAGGCAATGTCAACCCCTGTCGGTCTCGCTTATGCTCTCCGTGCTACTTATGTAGACGGTAAGAATAATGAAGCCGCTTGGGATGTAGTTGATCAATATGCTGGTTATACTGGTTCACAGGTTGGTACTTCTGGAATTGGCTATACCTCGGCAAACAATGGTACAAATTATAACGGTTTCAACAACACTTCGGCCACTGGTGCTGCCACCTCTGCCGCTGAAGGTTGGACTCTCTCTGCAGGCCCTTGGGCGATTACCACAACCTCTGGAGCACTCTCTGTTCCTACTGGTTATGGACAGTGGCCTCAGCTTAAAATGAGAATCGATCAGAAACCAATTCAGGCTACCGAACGTAAACTTGCTGCAACTTACTCACTCGAATCGGCAATGGATGTACGAGCTATGCACGGTCTTGATGTTGAAAAAGAAATGCTTAACTTTCTCCAATATGAAATTACCGCTGAAATGGATCGTGAAATTCTTACCGCAATTAAGACCGCTTCTATTGACACTGCTAATGGTGGTGCTGTTCTAACGTCAATCGATCTTACTGGTAACGGTACAGGCATTGATGGTCGTTGGAGTGGTGAGAAATATATGAACATTATTGCAAGTATTGTTCATCAGGGAAATCAAATCGCTGTGGCAACTCGGCGTGGTGCGGGTAACTTTGTCATTGCTTCTCCTGCCATTTGTTCTGCTCTTCAGTGTGCTGGTCATCCTTGGGTAAACCTCACCTCGAATGTCAATGCTGCTCACGTTATGGCAAGCGTTGGTAAACTTCAGGGTTCGATGGATATTTATAGGGATCAGTATTCGACAGTTGATTTTGCTACTGTTGGTTATAAAGGCCCTGGAATTAGTGATGCCGGGGTGATATTCTCGCCTTATGTTTTAGGATTAACCAACCGTGCTATCAACGCGCAGGACTTCTCTCCGTCAATTGGTGTGTTGTCGCGTTATGCAATATCGACCTCGCTTTTGGGTGCAGGAAGATATTACCGTACACTCAGTTTTTACAACACACCACGCTTAATCGCTGGTGCATAATTGTAAGAATGTAGAGAATTAGGTTGTTGATTGTAAAGGAAGAGAGTTTGGTTGCTCTCTTCCTTTTTATTTTACTTGACAACCTTAAAATAATTTGCTATCTTAATATTAAAATGATAAATAGTTATGAGTCGTGGAAAGCTCACCCAAAAAATTAAAACAATCACTGTGAATCGACACTATATCTTTTTGCATCTACTTCCACGGCTCTTGCAAAAAGAAGTGATTGTTTATTTTAGGAATTTATGAAAAAAGGATTAACAAAATTAACTACAAAAGATTTTATTAAACAAGCTACTAAAGTTCATGGTAAAACATATGATTATTCTCTTGTTGATTATAAAGGTACTAAGAAAAAAGTAAAAATAATTTGTAGAAAACATGGAATTTTTGAACAAGTTTATAGAGATCATGTTACACTTAAAATGAATTGTCCTGTTTGTTTTAAAGAGAGAAGAATTAATTCTAACCCTAAATTAACAACAAAAGAGTTTATTAAAAGAGCCAAAGAAGTTCATGGAGATCGTTATGATTATTCTAAGGTTGATTATGTTAATTCTGGTGTTAAGGTTTGTATAATTTGTAAAGAACATGGAGAGTTTTGGCAATATCCTTTAAATCATACAAGAGCAAAAATGAAATGCCCCCCTTGTGCCATAATTCAAAGAGCTAATAAACGTAGGGGGACAACAGAACAATTTATTACAAAGGCTAAATTAACTCATGGGAACAAATATGATTACTCTAAATCTATTTTTACAGGAGTTGATGATAAATTAATTATCATATGTCACAAGTTAGACAAAGATGGAAAAGAGCATGGAGAATTTAAACAAAGTGCTTATAGTCATGTTAATGGGTCTGGATGTTTTAGATGTGTTCATAAAAAATCCAACACTCAACCAAAAATTCTAACAACAAAAGGTTTTATAGAAAAGGCTGTTAAAATACATGGAAATCGTTATGACTATTCTAAGATTGATTATAAAGGATATAATGTCCATGTTTGTATAATTTGTTTAGAGCATGGGGAATTTTGGCAAAGACCAGCAAGACATTTAACAAGTGAGGCTGATTGTCCAAAATGTGCAAAAATACAACACGCTTTAGATGCTTTTTTAACTCAAGAGGAATTTATAGAAAGTGCTAAAGAAGTTCATGGAGATCGTTATGATTATTCTCTTGTCAAATATACAGGAATGAAAAATAAGGTTACTATAAAATGTTCAAATGGTCATATATTTAAACAATCAGCAGGAACTCATATAAATGGTCACGGATGTCCTAAATGTAACAGAAGTAAAGGCGAGATAATTATAGAAGATTGGTTGATAAAAAATAATATAAGGTACAAGCACGAGAAAACTTTTAAAGGATGTAAAGATAAAGGATTTTTAAGATTTGATTTTTACTTAATAGATTTTAATATGTGTGTAGAATTTGATGGTAAACAGCATTTTGAAGTTATAGGCAAATGGAAAAATAATGGTGATCTTGAAGGAACTATAAGAAGAGACAAAATAAAGACCAATTACTGCAAATCAAATAACATAAAACTTCTACGCTTCAATTACAAACAATCAAAAGAAGAAATAACAAATAGATTGACTTTTAACTTCAAATCAACTATATTACAATGATGAAAACTAAATTACAAACTTTTATAGAACGTGCCAAATTGATTCATGGAGATCGTTATGATTATTCTAAGGTTGACTATGTTAATGGAAAGACCAAGGTTATGATAATTTGTAGAAAAGAAGATCATGGTGAATTTATGCAGACACCGGATTCTCATATTTTTCAGAAGGCAAAGTGTCCGATCTGCAGCTATGAGAACCGTAACGAGAGTAGGATGGTTGATTGGCAAGAGGTTTTAAAAAGGATAGAAGAGGCTCATAAGGAAGATTTTAAATATTTGGATTTTTCTCAAGTTGTTTATAAAAATAGTCAAACGAAGATAAAGATAATCTGTAAAAAAGAAGATCATGGAGAATTTTGGCAGAGACCATCAGACACTTGTAGAGGAGTTAGTTGTCCTAAGTGCGGTAGAGATAAAACTAATAAGGCAATGACAGGAACGACAGAGAAGTTTATAGAGGCTGCCAATAAGGTTCATAACAATATATATGATTATTCTAAGGTTGATTATGTTGGTGCTTATACGAAGGTTGAGATTATATGCGAACGACACGGATCATTTTTTCAGAACCCAGCAGACCATGTGAATAAAGAATCTAAATGTCCGAAGTGTTATAATGAGAGAAGGAGCAGTATTGGTAGATCAAATAAAGAAGAATTTATAAACAGTGGTATGATTAAGTATAATGGTACAGTTAAATATGACTTAGTAGAATATGTAAATTCTAAAACCAAAGTTACGTTGATATGCGATAAAGGCCATCAATATGAGCAGACACCTAACGGTCATCTAAACGGCTATGGTTGTCATATGTGTTGTAATATAGGAGTTTCAAAATTAGAAAAAGAAGTTTATGATTTTATTAAGATTTATTACAATGACGCTATATCAAACACAAACGAAATATTATCGCCAAAAGAACTTGATATTTATATTCCATATATTAAACTTGCTATAGAATTTAATGGTTTATATTGGCATAGTTCTGAATACAAAGATAAAAACGATCATAAATTAAAAACTGATATGTGCGAAAAACTTGGAATCCACCTTGTACAAATATTTGAAGATGATTGGAAATATAAACAAGATATAGTAAAGTCTCGCCTATTAAATCTGATGGGTAAGAACGATAATAAAATAGCCGCACGTAAATGTGTTATTAAATTAGTAGATCAAAAAGTAGGCAAACAATTTCTTCAACAAAATCATTTACAGGGATACACTTCTTTTACTATTGGTTGTGGATTATTCTTTAATGATGAGTTAGTTTCTCTTATGACTTTTGGAAAGAGGCGAGTTTGTTTAGGTAAGAAAGAATCACAAGAGGGTGAATTTGAATTGATGAGATTTGCTAGTAAACTTAATACTTCTGTTATGGGTGCGGCAAATAAACTCTTTAAATATTTTGTAGACAATTATAAGCCAAAACATATAATATCTTACGCTGATAGATGTTGGACAATGAATAATGGATCTACTGTTTATGATAAGTTAGGATTTACTTTAGAAGGATTAACACCGCCGAATTATTATTATGTTGTTGGAGATAAAAGAAAACATAGATTTGGTTTTAGAAAGGCAAAGTTAGTTGAGGATGGTTACGATGCTTCAATGACTGAGAGTGAAATTATGCAGGATCGTGGAATACCTAAGATATATAATTCCGGCAATCTTAAATATTCCTTGACTTTCCCATCATAAAATATTATCTTTAATCTTTACCTAACATTATTTAAACTATTCAAAGGATCTCTAAATGTCAGAAGTATCTCAGAATTATGATAACAAAGCCATAACGGAATCAGGACTTTCAAACGAGGAGATAGTAGATCGTTGTATTAAATTGAATTACCGCTATTTAAAACTTGGATTGATGGGGCCGATGTATGGTGCTAAGAATGGGTTGAGAACGAGTCTGAAGGATGGGAGATTACTTTATAGTGTTTCTGAGGATAAAAAGTTCATAGGATTTCTTCTTTGGAATATTTTAAAAAGGACAAATACTATTGATATAAGAAAGGTTGCTATTGAAGAGGATTTTAAATATCAAGGTTTTGGAAAGAAGTTATATGAGCAGGTGGTTAATATTTGTAAAGAGAAGAATATTAATTTCATAAGAGCCAAAGCATCAAACCTTAACACAGATTCTCATAAATGGTATACTGGTTTGGGGTTTATAAAGGTTGATGAAGGAGATAACACAGTAACTTTTATTAAGGAATTGAACGGCAAGAAATATGAACCAATAGTAAAAAAAGATAATAGTGTTAAGCCAGTTAAATTAGAATGGGTGATAGGTGAAGAAGCTCCTAAAGAGTTTGAAGATATTGTTAATTTTTTTGATGAAGAGGAAAGAAAAAATGATAACGGGGAAGTGACTCCTTGGATATTTAAAAATGATTTGACTCTATTTAAAAAACAATATGATAGATTATGCAGGGGAACAATTTTACCAACAAATCGCCACATTGCTTGTTTAGACCTTATGGAATTTTATCATAAGCAGATGTGGTTTATGAATGGAATGGCATCTATATTGGAATGGCAGAACAACAAAAAGCATATAATAAATAACAGGCTTAAATATGTTGATCTGCAGCCGAGAGCATTGAGAAGGTATTTTAGAATTTGTTATATGGTGCCTAATTTGTTTCAAGATAATGTTGCTCGTTATATGTCTTCCGAGATTGTTGGAAATTTAATATATGATCCTTTTGCGGGGTTCGGTGGTAGAATGTTGGGTGTTTCTTCTATGGGTAAACAATACATAGGAAATGATATTAACGCTCTATCTGTCAACGCAAACAATCAAATTATAAGAGATATTGGTTTAAAGAATGTTGAAGTTTTGTGGAGGGATAGTAGAAATTTTGAAATAGAGTGTGACGGTCTTATAACTTCGCCTCCGTTTTATAATAAAGATGTTTACAAAGAAGATAGTGAATTTAAGTCTCTTGATGATTTTAAAACATTTATTCATGATATTTTTTGTAAAGTTAAAGTAAGAGATAAAGCAATCATAGACTTTAAAGAAAATAAACACTGCTCTCTTGATGATTTTGAAAGTGCTTTGCCGTTTAAAAATATAGAGAGAAAACAACATAATTTTAACGGTATGAAAAATCACGGATCTATACATACTTGGTTCTATTGCTCATAAAATCTTCTCAATAAGCCTCAAAAACGCGCCAAATTCTTAAAGTTTTATTACCCAAAATTAATAAAATGATAAATAGTTTAATAGCCAGAAGATCGGTTATTATTCTTTTTGTCATTTATTTCACTATTTTATAAACCTTTTCATAGGAGTTAGCATGGATTTTAGGGAATTTTTTATCAGAGAAGCACAAGAAGAAGATGAAGCACAGTATGACGAGAAAGAACTTGAAGCTGGTAGAAAAGAAGAAGAAGAGCATACAGAAATTTATGATATTTTTGAGACGTTTATTAAAGAGAACGGATTAGAATCTCCTATGTCAAAAAAAGAGTTTATTGATATGTTAGTTAAAAAGCATCTCTCAAAAGATCCTACATATTACTCAAAAGAATTAGAAACAGATGAGCAAACAGAAGAAACCACAGATAACAATGAGACAGAGGAGAACTAAGATGAAAACACTTATGGAAACAGCTAATTACTTTTTGGATGTTGTTGAAGAAAAGGAAGTTATAAGCGAAGGTTATTATGAGACCGTTAAGAGAGTAGAAGCCGCACCTCTTCAGGATAGGATAGATGCTAGAAACGATTATATGAAGGATATGCGTGACAATCCTGAGATCGTTGGCGAGAGGATTGGTTGGCTTCTCGATGGAAATTACGGAAAAGAGGAGATGGAAAGAGGGATAAAAATTGTTGATAGTCCTCGAATGAATAGGATAGCTGCTTTGTCGTCTATGATAGCAGTCCTGGAATGGTCATGTACTCCTGTCGGTGCTATTGCTGCTTGGAAGAAATTGACACCAGAAGAGCAATCTAAAGTCGATGGAGAAATTGCAAAGACTATTAAAAAGTTTGAAGATAATCGTAAAGAGGAATTTAAAGAAGGTGAAGAAAAAACTCTTATGTTTGCAGATACGATAAATGGAGTTTTTGATATGACAAGACAAGATGTTATTGATATGGTTAAAGCAAATCCATATTTTTCTAATCCTGAAGATGTTGCGTTTGTTGATAGTGAAGGAACAGAATACACAGGTTATGATGTTCTTGAAATGGCAGGAGTAGAGAACGAAGAAGTTTAAAAGATAATAAATAGTTCTGATTATATTTGTTTGAGTCAGAACTATTTTAATTTAATTTTATAACAAAGGAGAAACAATGCCAAACTTTACGTTAGATCATTTGACGAAATATCTCACAGAAGACGAGAGTGTAGAAGATCAAAAGGCAACCAATGATGTAGAAGCTGGATTTACAATGGAGCCAAAGGAAGACGGAAGCTATACAATTTTTAAAGGTTCTAAAAAGATTGTTGACGTTTCATATACAAATAAGAAAAATGATGAGTCTGAAGATTTTGAAGTTGCTCAAGAAAATCCAGATAATTATGATGTTTACCTATCAAATGTGGCAGATGTGATTTACTCCAAGGAGTTTGAAAAGAAGTTGGAAGCTCTTGGTTTTGATAATATTATTTCTACAGACGATCAAGTTATTTCTGATGAGCCTGTCGAAAAAGTAGATGAGGAGTAACCATGAAATTTAGAGATTTTTTATTGGAGAGTAGTTCGGAAGTTGATGCAGAAGGTAAAAGGATTGCTAAAATGTTGGGTCTTGATTTCATATCATTTTGGAAGGATATGGGTAAATATCTTTTTAATGATAGACAAACGGGATCTAGTGTTACGGGTAGCGATTTTGCAGAGACTAAAAGTAAAGTAGAAGCGAGTAGAGCTAAATTTAAAGGCAAGAAGGTTTATTAACGAAGTTTTAAAGGAGTATAAAATTGGCCTATCAATATTACTACGCCCACACGATCAGAAACGTAACAACTTCTATCATGAATTTGTTAAAGGATCAAATTGTCAAGAAGTATGATAAAAATGGAAATGTTGTTAAAGAGATTATTTGTCCTTTAGAATTTGGTACTCCGGAAAAAAGTGTGCAGTATCTTTTACAAGGAGAGTATCATGACAAAAATGGTATTGAAGTAGGCCAACGATCTTATCAAAAGTTTCCTAGAATTAGTTTGGCTTTTGAGGGAATGACATATGATGCGGATCGGGTTACAGGTTCTAATGATACTCGTGAATGGTTGGCCGAATCTTTTGCTCTAAGTGGTACAGATTCACAAAGTATAGTAACCGATCTTTCTCCTTCTCCTTGGTCTTTTAATTACTCTATAAAGATCAGAACAGACGGAATTGATTATCTCTGCCAACTATTAGAAAACATATTAGTTTATTGGAATCCTATTAGAGCAATTAGAGTTAAAGAGTTCTCTGGTATGAATATTGAGAGAGAATTGATAACAAGGATAACAGGAGTGTCGCCAACAATTACAACAGAGATTGCCGAGAGTGAAGTTAAACAATCTGCAGTTGATATTAATTTAGAAGTTGCTGGATTTTTATATCGACCTATCTCATCGGCAAAAGTAATAAAGTTGGTAAATTCTCGATACTATACAAACGGAGATATAAATAGCCTATGATTTCTATATTACAAACATATTATCAAACAAGTGGCTATCCTATAACTTCTGCTGGTCTCTCTGCCGTTCCTATATCTGCCGCACCTTCTACATATTTGACAAGTGGAACATATGTAGAAGGAGATCAGAGCTATGTTTATTGGCATTCTACTATATACGTTTCTGGAACAAATTAAACCGTTAAGGAAAAATTGATATGGATGATGAAAATAGGGATTCTTTCGAGAAGATTTCGGATGCTTTAGGAACAACATTTGAACAAGAGGCAGAACCAGTTACGAAAGAGTTAGAAGTTGTACAAGAGAAAAAATCTGCTTTGACTGTTTCTGAGGATTTTGGAAGTGTTATGTTTGAGGATCAGGAGTATTTGAGAAACGATTTAAAAGACTTGATAGATTCTTCAAAGAGAGTCATGGCAAAGCTCGAACAAGACATTAAGATAGGTGCAAATCCTCGAAGCCATGAAGTGTATAGCGAGATGGTTTCAAGCACTCTAAGAGCCTATAACGAGCTAAGGGAGTTAAATAAATCAATGTTCGATGCCAGATTTAAAGTTAATGGTCTAAAGGGTGGTAAAAAGAGTACAAAAAGTGGTGATGGAACTATTGAATTAACCGCTGCTCAACTATCTGAATTAATGTCTAAGGCTAAAAAAGATAGTAGCACGAATGCGATAGAAGTCGATTTTAAAGTAAGTGAGGATAAAAAATAATGTCAATAGCCGATATTTTAACTCAGCAATATCTAAAAAATACGTCTGTTCAAAATAAATGTACATCTCCAATTTTTGAACAAGAGGAAATGCCATACGAAGTTATCCAAGCAAACAAAGTATATAAAGTCGGAGATGTTCGTATAGAATTTCAATCGATCAAAGACAATGAGATTTATAGTTTCTCTTTGTCAACGGAAGAAGGTATAAAAGAGTTAGGAACCGTTTATAAGATTGCTCAAAATGTATGGACAGCGAGAGCAAAAGATATTCCAGATTTTGAGGGTACAGGAAGTGATATGGTTTTGGCAACTATTGAATGTTTAAGTCAGTTAGGAGAAATATGAAATCAGCGGAACAATATTTGAATTTATTGTTAGAAGGATTACAACATTTTAATAGTCTAAAAACAATATTAGATTCTGATGCTGCTTATGATATTTTGGATAACTCTGAAGCTGAGGGATCTACTTGGACTTCTGGTGGTTGTGCTATATTGGCGTTTGCTCTTAATAGATATTTTGGTTATCAAGTTTATGTTATTTATAATTTAGATAAGGACAATTCGGAACATTTCATAGTTAGAGATAATAATAATAACTTTATTGATTATGATGGAAAACACTCTGACGAAAAAGAGATGATTGAGAGATTTAAAGACTTAGAAAATATTAAAGGTAGATTGAAAGTTGATAAGTGGAATAGTCGAATTAATTCAAAAGGCATTCCTATAGATCAAAAAGCTATTAATAAGTTGGTCGACCTGTTTAATGTTAATAATTTGAAAGGATAATTGATAATGTTTGAAAAGAATAAAAATTTGAGATCCAAGAATGAGACTGTTAAATTTACTCAAGAAATGTTAGAAGAGTATATGAGATGTTCTGAAGATATTTTATATTTTGCTAGCAAGTATTATTACATTACAACTATTGACTATGGGAAGATTATTATACCTTTGTGGGATTTTCAAAAAAAGGTATTGCTTGCTATGCAGAATCCCCCCAATGGTAAGAGACATACGATAATGAATTTTTCAAGACAATCAGGCAAAACAACTTTATCTTCTATATTTTTGTTACATCAAGCATTATTTAAAACTAATCAAGTTTTTGCAATTCTAGCCAACCGAGAAAAAACCGCCATAGAAATTTTAAGACGAATAAAAGATGCTTATGAAATGCTTCCTTTATGGTTACAGCAAGGTGTTGTTGAATGGGCTAAAGGTAAAATTGCGTTAGAAAATGGTTGTGTTATATTAGCGTCATCAACATCATCAACGGCAATCAGAGGATATACTATAAATTGCGTTACTGCTCCGACAAAAGTAACAGTAAGGAATAAAAAAACAGGTAAGATTGAAGAGATGTCTATAAAAGAATTGGAGAAGTGTTTATGTTAAAAAGAAACGATCTTGATATTGAAGAGCATAAGAAATTTATTTATGCTTATAAAATTACTAATACGATAGACAATACTATATATGTAGGTATTCACGGTACAAATAATTTAGATGATGGGTATATGGGTTCTGGAAGTTATCTTAAGAGAGCAATTAAAAAGTATGGAAGAAAAAAATTTACAAAAGAGATACTTCAATATTTTAAATCGTATAAAGAGGCATTAGATTATGAGGCTGTAATAGTAACAAAAGAGTTTATAGAGCGTCATGATACTTATAATCTTAAAGAGGGTGGTTTTTGTAATTATGAGTGGTCTGATGAATATAAAAGAAATCAATCTATAGCTATAAGAGGAAGTGAACTATGTAGAAATAAAATAAAAATTCTTAATAAAAATCCAGAGAAAATAAGAAAAATGGCAGAATCTCACACAGGAATGAAAAGAACGGAAGAAAGTAAAAAGAAAATGTCTGATGCAGGAAAAGGAAAGCATGATGGTATTTTGAATGGTTGGTTTAAAGGATGGTATATAACTCCTAAAGGAAAGTTTGAAAGTTTACGAAAAGCAGGTAAAGAATTTGATAGTTGTGATGCTAATATAGATAATTGGTGTGTTAGATTAAATTCTAAAAAAATAGTTAAAGGAACAATATTAAGAAGACCTGATTTGTTTGATTTGTCTATGTTAGGTAAAACTTGGAAAGAACTTGGATGGGGGTTTGATGCTGCTACTAAAAAAGAAAGAAAAGTTAAATATGACACTCTTAAAGAAAACACAGAATATGAAATACTAACATCCGAAGGTTTTAAGGATTTTAAGGGTATTGTAACTTCTAAAGCAGCAACATTAATTTTAACATTTGATGATAATAGCACTTTAGAATGTACAAAAAAACATAGAATATTTTATAAGACAAAAGTAGGAAAGAGATATAAATATGCACAATCTTTCAAAATTGGTGATAATGTTGTAAGTAAGGACGGGTTCAAAACAATAATAAAAATAGAAAAAGTTCAAGGAGCATATCAAACAGTATATGAAATATTGCAAGTTTCTGACAATAATGAATACTATACAAATGATATTTTGAGCCACAATTGTCTTGTATTAGACGAGTATGCTCATGTGCCACCAAATATACAGGATGATTTTATGTCTTCTGTAATACCCACAACATCATCGGGAAAAACTTCTAAGATTATTATTATGTCAACTCCGAATGGTACAGAGATGTTTTATAATATTTGGACTGCTGCTGTTCGTGGTCAAAATTCTTATTATCCTATTAAAGTATTATGGTCTGACATTCCTGGTAGAGATGCTGCTTGGCGAAAGAGAATAATAGATGATCTTCCTGGTGGACTCGATAGTTTTCTCCAAGAGTATGATTGTCGTTTTATAGGATCAGCAAACTCTCTAATTGACACAGATAAATTAGAAAAATTCAAATATAAACCATACTTAGATACAAAATGGAGCGGTTTGATGAAGATTTATGAGTACCCTATAGTTGGCTGTAAATACGTGATAGGGGTTGACACTGCAGGAGGTGGTGGTCAACTTAAATCAAATTATTCAGTAATTCAGGTAATAAAGATCAAAAGTAAACAAGATTTGGAACAGGTGGCTATTTATAGATGCAACACAGTAAACCCATATGATTTTGCTATTATTGTTAAGGATGTATCAAACTATTATAACGATGCGTCTGCTATGATAGAAAATAATGCAGACGTTGGTGGAATATTATTGGCGACACTTTGGAACGACTTGGAGTTTGATAAGATAGTAAATATATCTCCGAAGTGGCTAGGTGTTAAAGCTACATCAATAACAAAGAGCGAAGGTAATATGTTATTGAAGAGATACCTTGAGTCGGGTTGGTTGACATTGTGGGATAAGGATACAATACATGAGTTAAGTATGTATCAAGAGGTTCGTTTGGGAATTTTTAAGGCACAAAGGGACAGTGATTTTGATGATTGTGTTACTTCTCTTATTTGGGCTGTTTATTATACCAAGACGGATGAATTTTCTGATTTAAACATGGATGATATTTATAGACCAGATGTTGTGAGAGATGATAAGAATTATGAGATGATGGCTATTTTTGATTGATATTAAAATGATAAATAGTTTTATAGACAACAATAAGCAAAATTTAACATAGGAGACAACATGGCCGTAAGAAAATTATCGACACCTGGAGTATATCGTCAGGAAATCGATCAGAGTGATGTCAACGCACCTGCAGGAACTTCGACAGGTGGGATAGTTATACGAAGTCAACGTGGCCCAATCAATCGACCTGTTTTGGTAACATCTGACAAGGATCTGATTGATATTTTCGGAAAGCCAGTATTTACAAGTGGAGCTACAGGAGTTAAAGCAGCAAATGATTCTACAGCTATTAATGCTGCTGGTTTGTCATTGATTCCTGATAATGGTTATGGTATTTACGCCGCTTTGGAATTTCTTAAAGAGTCGAATGCTTTATATGTTGGTAGAATTGCTGCCGCTACTGATAAATATGCCGCTTTGTCAATTAAAAAAGCAAATTATAACTATACTGCTTCTACCGGACTTTCGGCAACAAGTGGTTATGGTGTAGCATCTGTTATGATAGGTGCATCGGATCAGTTCGATATGGGTGATAATATTTCTACCATTGAGAGCGATTCTGGGTGGCAAACTTACGCTGTTGCTACTGGAGTTTCTGGAGATTTTCTTATATCTTCACTTAGCCCTGGTATTGATGGTAATAATGTTGCTGTGTCTGTCGAAACATTTTCTTCTGGTTGTGATTGGCTATATAAATATGATGGTGTATCTTTGTCTGGAACATCAGCAACTTCCGTAGCAACTCAGCCGATAGAATCAAAAATCGTAAGGATTGACGTATACACAAAAGACACCGCCGCAAATTGGGATACTATAAAATATGATATTCAACAAAAACAAGCAGCTTCTTCTACATCGGCAAGTGATTTGAGAGCTTTGTATAGTCCGGTAGAAACTTTTTATGGAACTATAGAAGACAAAATAGATGGCAGTGGAAAACAATTAAAACTAAGCACTGTTATTAATGGAAGTTCAAAATATATTTATGTTAAAGATGGTGCTCCTGCTGTAACATCTTTTGGAACTGTTTCTTATTCTAATTATTCATTGATGAAGTATTTTGATCTGCTTCCTCTCGGTGGTGGTGCTGTTAATTCTACTGGTACTGGTCTGGGAACTTCTGATTCCGTTACGTCAACTTGGGATCTTTTTGCAAGTCGTGAAAAACTCCCAGGTGTCAATATTCTAATTAATCCGGATTGGTCTACTGCTGTTAAAGTAAAAGTAGCCCAAATTGCAGCAAATCGTATGGACTGTATAGCTGTTGGTCAAGTTGCAGATCCTTCTGTAACAACCGTGGCAAATACCAAATCAGCAGAAAGTTATGGTTATGTTAATCCTTCTTATATGGCTTTGTATGCTGGTTATGATAAGCTGTACGACCAATATAATGACAAGTTCTATTACATGCCTAAAGCGGTGTTTGGTGCTTGTGTGATGGCAAGGGTTGATAGAATTGGCAACACATGGGACGCGCCAGCGGGGGTTAATCGTGGTATACTTCCATCATACTCGCAGAAGGTTGTCTTTACTGATGCGGAGATTGGACAGCTTTACGATCTCAATATTAACACTTCTAAAAGTATGATAGGAATTGGTAGCGTTCTTTGGGGTCAGAAAACAGCACAACTTAAGAAATCTGCTCTTGATCGTATTAATGTTCGTAGACTTCTTGTTTATTTGGAGAACTCTATTGAACCAACTCTACAGCAATTTTTGTTTGAGTTGAATACTGATCGAACTCGGCAACGTATTACAAGCATAGTAGATAGTTTTCTAAATGGTGTACAAAGTGCTGGAGGTTTGACAGGTTTTAAAGTGGTTTGTGATGGTTCCAATAATACCAGTGATGTGATAGACAATAACCAACTCTTTTGCGATATTTATGTTCAGCCGTCAAGAGCAATAGAGTTTATTACATTGAGGACTATTATCACTCGAACTGGCGTAACAATCACTCAAATCTAAGATGATAAATGAATATGAGTGTTGGTTAAAATTGGCTAACACTCATATAATAAAGAATAATTAACAATAGGAGATATAAAATGGCCGATACCAAGCAAAATTATACAATCGAGGGACGTGCTGGAGCGATTATTAAGGATGTTCAGAGGGAGTGGATGTGGAACTTGTCTATCCCAAACATTACTAATATGGTCGATACAAACGATCTCGACTTGACAAAGGATCTAGTAGAAGAGATGACTATACGAGCTAGAAGTGTTTCGATGCCGTCCCGTGGTGTAGAAACGATTGAGAGTGTTTTCATGTCTCAAAAACAATTCTTCCCCGGTAAACCAACTTTCGGAAATACTGTATCTGTTCAATTCGAGGAGTCTGAAAATCAAAATGTTGCTAAGATACTTTACTCGTGGCAGCAGAACATTATGGACATTCGATCTGGACATTCTAATAGGCTCGGTAAACGTCCTGCAAATCAACCAGGATCTTACGTTACCGATATGATTCTCAACATGGTCTCTTTTAATGGGACAGCTTCGGATAAGATTATACTTTTTAAGAATGTATTTCCTGAGAATGTTGGTGATGTTGCTTTAAGTTATGATGGGGCAGGATCTGTTAAGTTTGATGTAACATTCAGATTTGACTTCTGGTATCTCATGCGTTTAGGGGAACCCATCATCACTGCTTAACATTTTCAATAACACTCTAAGGGGATCAAAATGAATCTAGTAGACCCAACAAAATCCTCAATGGTGGGGTTGAATAAAAGTATATTACAAACAGGAAACTTTACTATAAATGGTCGCCAAGGGATCGGAACATATGCTTCTGATCCCCAACGCACTTACAATTGGGATTTGACTATTCCACAAGACCTCATCAATCGTGTTAAAAAAGTAGCAGCAAAACGTGGACAAACAGGAAGACCTTTAGCAAATATACCAAACGCTCCGACAATTCCTACAATAAGTAATGAAGCTAATAAAATTTTGGTAGAGGAAGACCTAATTATCAAATGTAAATCAGCTACAATTCCTAATAAAGCGTTCGATGAGATTTCTACTTCTTTTTTTGGTCATAAGAAAATGTTCCCAAGTAAAGTCGCATATTCTAATAGTGTGGATGTTGAATACGAAGAGAATGAGCGGCAAACAATTAAGAGATTTTTTGATGATTGGCAGTGGGCTATTTATAACGCTGACTTTTATTCTGGCGAAGAGGTTGGAAACAGTTCTTATAGCAGAGATCAATTTACCACAAAGATTCAATTGGCTTTTTACGGATATAATGGTATAGGATTAGATAAGAATATACAATTTATAAACGCTTGGCCGAAAGAAGTTAAAGATTCTGGAGTTACTTATAATGGTGGTTCAGAAACAGTTAAATATTCTGTCTCCTTTACTTATGATTTTTGGGAGTTTGGTGCTAATTCTTTGGTTAAAATTCCAGGAGGTTTAATTTAATGAGTGCTCTAAATACAAAAGAATATAGCCCACTCAAATCATTCTTTTCTGCTAATACTAAAACTATACAAAAGAATTTTAGGTTTGAAGTTATTATAGATTCTTACCCAGAGATTAAACCTTGGCACGTATTAAAAGTTTCGTTTCCTGTTTCTTATGGTTTTAAATTAGAGAATATGAAGATCGGCCCTTATTCTTATGGTATTCCTTTGATGGATCACACAGGATTTGACATCGATATTACTTTAGAGGAAGATGACAAAGGAACAATTTTTGATTTTATTTTTGATGTACAAGATAGAATAATAGGCTCTGGATCTTCGGCTAACGGTAATTATAATCCACAAACATCAAATCGCATTCCATCAATAAAGATAAATATGTATAAAGATGATGGAGAGATTTTAAGATCATATACCTTTACCAATTGTTTTTTCATGAAAGCGGATAGTTTGAGTTTGGACTATGAAGGAAACGATTCTGTTAAGTATATGGTATCGTTTCATTCTGATCTTTTAAGTGTCCAATAATAAAATAATAAATAATTTTAAAGAGCCAAGGAGCAACGATGAATTTTGAGAGCTATTATAACAAACAAGATTTAAAAGAGTTTGGCGATTTTGCTGGAAGTGTTGCTGCTGTTGGCCAAGGAATAGGCAAAGGTTTAAATCTTGTTGGTAAAGGTATTGGTAAACTTGTTGGAAGTGCTATTAAAGACCTTGTTAAATTTTCTGGATACTCTGCAGAAGCTCTCAAAGATAAATCTGATAATGTTATAAAGTTGGCAGAATATATTTACCCGTTCGACAAAGCTATTTACGAGAAGTTTAAAGCATTACCAGACAAAAAAAATGTTTGGTTGAATTATAAAAAACTCGTAGGTAGTGGTAACGCTCCAATATTTCAAGATTATTCTGTTGGTTTGGATATTGTTTTCAGAGCTTATAGTGCCGTTGTTGGTGGTGTATCTAAAGAATTGTTGAGTCCTAGTAAAAAACCATCGATGAAATCTCTTATTGATGGTACAGATAGAGTTGATGTTAATATAAAGAAGATGACTAAGCCTGCAGAAGTTGAACAATATTTTGAACAGAGTGGTGCAAATGAAACTTCTATGATAAGTAAATGGATAGAAGCATCAATTTATTTCTCTACATGGAAAATAAAATATGAAAATAATGATGATGAGAGTGTAGAAAGTCCTATTGTAAAGTTAGCTATTAGTATGCCAGAAGTTCCGTTGAAAGTTCTTGATACAACTATGGTAGAATTAGATAGCCAAGGAACAGAAATAAATGCAGAAAATGTTAGACAGGCGATGAATATTTCTACAGACAAAATTATTCCTATTATAAAATCAAAGTTAGATGGTGGCTTAATATCTGGAATTTCTTATAATGAACAAGATGTGAGCGATGAAGATATTAAGAACTTTATCGATCTTGGTTTGAGAAAATTTACAAAAGGATCTCCAATTAGAAATCCTGATATGGTTGGAAAATATTTTGTTGCTTGTAAATACATATTAGAACAAAGTGGATGGAATTTGCCGTTAGAAAAAGTGTTTGATGTTTCTAATTTCCCTAAAGTCTTTTCTAAAATCAAAGAATCTAAAACAATAATTAAAGGAGCACCACAACAAACATTTTTAAAGAATTTTGGAGATTTTGTTGGAGGAAAACTAAAAGACTCTAAGGGTACAACAATTCCTCTTACAAAAGAAAACTTACAATTACAAAAACTATTCTCTATTTTATCTGCAGGAATAGTAACTAAACAAAAATAAATTTGATAGGATATATAATGAAGAGTTTTGAATCTTTTTATATGATTAATGAAGGATATGGATGGGATACTTTTTTAGGTAGTCTCACTGTCGATATTACTTCTGATATTATACGATTTAAACAGATAGACGAGAAGACTTATAAAACAGGAACTAAATATCTAAGTCAATTAAAAAATATTAACAGATCATTTAAAGTGGATAATAAATATTTTGGAGTAACTAAGGCATTTAAAACTAACGACAAAAATAGTAAAGTGATTGATAGTAGTTATGAGTTAAAAAAACTGTATTCTAAAGTAAATGAAATATGCGCTTTTTATACCAACACAGGAAATGGAATTATTGGTGGTAAAGGGAAAATCTATTTCTTTATACTCGAAGGAAAAAATGAGCCGTATTATTTTATAGCAATTGACAAGGCTTTCTATAATTCTACAAAGATTACAGAGAGTGATATTATTAAAAAGATAAATGGTAATGAAGACAATAAAAAAATATCATCGAGTTCAGAAATAGATCAAAAAGAACCAGAGATAGCGAAGCCAAAGAATTATGGATATTTTGATATAACTTCTGATGATTATGATGATATTGATAAAAAGTTAATGAGTAGAGATTTTAAGAAGTATATAGATAGAGAAGTTATTAAAAATTCTTGGGGATCTGGTTTTGAATATGTTATAGAAAAAGAGAGAGAAGGTGTCAAGAGAAGTGGTAAAGTTTGGCTATTAAAATCGAGCAATAAAGATTTAAAAATTCCTGTGATGATATTCGATGGAGTTAAAAGTTTTCATTTGCTTTATAATATGGGCGTTTTTCTTGATTTGGAATTAGGAGTGGGTAATAACAAGAAGATTTTACACGGAGTAGAACAAATTAATTGGCGATCAGAGAGTCCTTCAGAAATGACAAATGATTAATACACAATGTTAAAGGAGAATTGAAATGGCTAAGATGGTTGATATTGAAGAAACAACTGCTAAGGTTCAAGAAGTTATTCCAGAAAAGACCGTAGTTTCAAAAGACAATTATTACGTTATTAAAGGTTTGCCGAGTGGTGGTAAGTTCTATCCACAAGGTACAGAGATAATGGGTAGGCCGTTGAAGGTTTTGGAAGTCAAACAACTGTCGGCTATTAATGAAGATAACGCGGATAATATAATCAACAGTATCCTTCGTAAATCTGTAAAAGGTTTGCCAATTGATGATATTCTAATTGCTGACAAACTCTTTATTATGTTTTGGTTGAGGACTAATACTTACAGGGAATCTAATTATATCTTGAATTATAAATGCGGAACGTGTAAAGAAGAAGTATCATACGAATTTCTTTTAGAGAATCTTGGTATTAAAAATGTTCCTGATACTTTTTCTATTGAGCGGCTAACTTTTAAATTGAAGGGAAACCAAGATGAGATTAAGTTTGGCTTTCCTACAATCAAACAAGAGCGGGTTGCTGATGAATTTAAAAATAACGCTTCATATATAAACAACATTGATACAGATATTGTTGGTTTGTGTGTTCTTATAAAGTCTATTAACGGTGAATCAAAATCAATGTTGGAGAAGTACAATTATATTATTAGTTTAGATCCTAGTGACTATGCTTACTTGATCTCCTATATTAACAAGTGGAGTTTTGGTATTGATCCTATAGTTAATGCCACTTGTAAGAATTGTGGGGGTGTGTCCTTGATGGGCGTGTCGTTTCAAGGAGATTTCTGGATTCCCTCGATTTGCATTGACTGATATATATGAGATGGGGTTTACACTTGGTTATAATTTCAAGTGTTCCCCTAGCTCTTTTGACGATGTTGATTTCTTTGAATTTCTTTGGATGTTTGAGAGATTAGGTAAACAGAAAGATCAAGAGAATAAAGATAGACAAAGTAACCCTAGCGGAACATCTTTAGAGACTTTAATGAGGTAACAATGGTCGAAGAAAAAACAGTACAAGAGCTTACAAAATCTATAAATATTCTTAATAGTTCTGCACAATCAATTATTAAGTCTAAGGCTAATTTATTTCCATCCGCTCAAACTGCTCAAACACAAAATCCCACAACAACTGAAGGAACCTCTCGCTTTGTAAAAAAAGTTGATACATCTGAGAGTTTTTATAAGAGAAGTTTAGGATCGATGAGAGAACTAATAAACATCGAGAAGACAAAGCAGAGAGATTGGGGCAAAGGAGCTTCAGGATTAGGTAAACTTCTTGCTCTTGGTGGATTGATAGGCTACTTATTAACAGGCAAACAAGAGCTTCTGGGGGCGGTTATAAAGGGTTTTGAAAAGGCGTTTGTGCTTCCAATAGTTAAGGTATTTGATGTAGTTCTTATGAAGGTTGCCGGATCACTTTTAAAATATCTTCCTAAAGTTGGTGGTAAAGTTGCCAGTGTTGGAAGTAAGGTTGTGAGCGGTGGAGCAAAAATATTAGAGAAGGTTGGAGTTATTGGAGCTAAAAAAGTAACAGAAAAAGTAGGTGCTAAGGTTATAGAGGAAGGTGCTGAAGTTGTTGCTAAAGGTGCAGGAAAATCTCTAATAAAAATTGGTGGTAAATTAGGTATTAAAGGATTGGCTAAGATTCCAATTCTGGGTACTATATTGGGGCCGATTGTGGGTATTAAATTTGCTATGGATCGTTGGAAAAAAGGTGATAAATTTGGAGCATTAGGAGAACTTGCTTCTGGTTTGGCTACTATGATCCCTGGGGCTGGTACTTTTATATCTTTAGGAATTGATGCTTTACTTGCGGTTAGAGATGTCTTAGGTAAAGCTCCAGAACAGAAGAATCAATTTTCCGATGCTTCTCCTTCTGGTACTAAAATGGCTGGAGATTTTATAAACAGAAGCAAACGTAAACCTAAAAATGCTGGTGGTTTTGTGGGAAAGTTGACAGGTGGTTGGTCGATGTTTCCAACAGATTTTGATGCTGGTGTCAATCCTTCTAATGATGTCTATATGCGTGGTATGTCTCCTTTTGCTTTGGCTGATAGATACGTTGATGTGGCTGATTTGAATAGTGATGTTAGAAGTAATTTAGAGGGAATGGCAAGTGATTATTTTGCTATGACAGGTAAAAAACTTCCAATAGATTCTGCATTTAGAAGTCACGATCAACAAGTTAAGTTATATAATGATGCTTTACTTACAGGTGATCCTAATAAAATAGCAATGGTAGCAAAGCCCGGAAACTCTCGTCATGAATTTGGAAGAGCGGTTGATATTCGTTCCGATAATGCTAATGAGTTGGAAAGATTAGGATTATTAAAGAAGTGGAAGTTTGAGCGACCTTTGATGAATCCTTCCAAGAAACCATTTGAACCGTGGCATGTGGAACCAATTGGAAATAGACAACAAGGCGATAATGTTCAACAAGCAGAAATAATAAATACTGATGCGATAAAGAAGAATGATTTTATGTCTACTTTGATGAAGATACAGACAAACGATAAAGGTGGTGTTGATCTTCAGGTTTTGATAGAGGCGACAAGAGAGAATGGTTTCATGATTAAAAAGGCGATAGAGGGAATTAAGATGAACAATCGCCAAACGGTTTCAGTTTCTTCAGCAGGATAAATAAAAATGGCATTAGGAAAATCTATATTTCATAAAGAAAGTTATTCAAACGCTATTGACAAATCAAAGGGAGGGCAGTATGGTATCAAATTTTATGTTAATACTGCCGGAGGAATTACCAATAATAGATCAACTACAATTGAAGGAATTTTAAAAGAGTCTATAAAATGGGGAGTAAATGCCACTTGGGATGCTGCAGGTTTGAATGGTGTTATAAGTGCTATCGCTTCTAGTAATCCTGTTTTAGATACTATTGATAAAGGTTTAGATTTTATGAATGGTGTTACTGGAAGAAGTTTTACCAACACCGGAATATTTACAAGGAAGTTCTATAGTCAGAGTGGCGATTTAAAAATTTCTCCTTCGTTTAGAGTGATGGATTTTAACAATGAAGGTCTCCCTGTTTCTGCTGCTTTGATATTTTCTTCTCTTTGTATTCCTAAAAAGAATGGTCAAAGTTTAAATATATTACCCGATTCTGCTGCTAATACTGCAAAAGAGGGAGTAGATAACCTGAAGAATGCTGCTTTAAAAATAACGGCTCCTACCGATTCTGGTGGGGCAGATAAAGAAAGCAATACAGAAAATAGTAAAGGTATTATTCCTAATGTTGTAAATGCCCTTTCTGACCAAGCTAAAGATACTATAGATGTTTTTAGAAATCAAAAAGCCAATTGGTCTGTATCTCCTTCAACGGTTGATATAGATATTGGTGGTTGGTTATCTATTACTGATATGGTTTTGACAGATGTTGGTGTTGAATTTTCTATGGAGACATCTGTAAACGGCCCGATATATGCAGACTTTAATTTAACATTGGTGACAAGAGAGAATCTAGTTTTAAATGAAGATGGCACAATGGATCAAATTTCTATGAGCGGTTTGAGTACATTAGATAAAAATAATACTGGTAGAGTCTCATATGGCAAGGTAGGTTAATAATGGCTAGATTTACAAGAACAAATTTTTATCCTAAAGTTATTGTAGATGGCATCGAAGAGTGTGATCTGCTTAATAACTTTTTTAATAGAGCGTTTAAGATTCAAAGAGATGTTGGCTTTTATACTCTTAGACAACAAGATATATATCGCCCTGACTTACTTAGCTATAAATTTTACGGTACTCCTGATCTTTGGTGGATTCTTTACAAATTCAACAAGATAGAAGATGTTTGGAATGATCTTGAAGTTGGCAAAGTAATTCAAGTTCCCGATAGAGCGGACATAGAAGATTTTTATTCAGAAGCCCAAAAATTAAAGTAAAACCCAACAAGTTAAAAATTATTCCACATAGGTTAATAAATGGCAAATTCTGTTCCACAAGGTAAGAATCAACAAGACCTATCAAAGAATCGTAATTTCTTTTGTAAATTATCTATTGGTGGTATAGATATTAACCCCATGATGATTGGATCTATTGTTGTGAGAGAATGGGTATTTGATATATTGCCTAGATTGGAATTGACTCTTTCTGATGATGGAACTCTTTTTGAAGTATTTAATTTAAAAGATCAGACATTAATACACGTTGAACTTTCTAAAACTGATTCTATGGTTGGTGGAATTGTTGCTGACTTTACTTTAGATAATTGGAGTGTTGATACTATTACAGGAAACTCTCAATATATTTTTACCATTAACGCTCTATTAGAAACAAAAAACAATTCTTTTTTCTATCCTGTTAAAACCAGATCATTTAAAAAGAAGACATCTATTGCTGCATTGGAACAAATAGGCAATGAAGCTGGAATGAAAGTTGTTAAGGCTCCACAAATTAGTTCTCAAGATTCTATGACTTGGTTGCAGATTAATATAAATAACTTTGACATGATTAAGCATATTAGAAAAAGAGCAAATGTCAATAATGATGCTTTACTTACTTATGTTTCTGTTGACAATAAATTTCATATTACTTCTATTAAAAACGAATCAGAAAAAGACAAGTCAATAGTAGCAAGATTTGATTTAAAGAACGCTAGCGCAGATGTATTTAAAAACGCCGCCGATGAAAAAATTATATGGTTCAATGGATATAAATTAGATAACATTCAAGGATACTATAATAAAAATACTGGTTATGGTTTGGAATATACTTACTATGATCTTAAAAATAATAAGAAGAAAAATACAGGAACACCATACCATCCATTCACAAAACATCACGATCAAGATGACAAGAATAATGTAGACTCTGTGAACTTTGGTATGTTGACTGATAATGTCTTTGATAATTATATAACAGCACAAATAAATAATAAGTTTTTAAGAAGTATAACATTTGGTCAGCGTTTGGCTCTCTCTATTAATTCTATATATGATGTTAAGTTGATGGATAAAGTCAGTGTTATTCTTCCATCAATTATTAAAAAAGATGAGATAAATGCGATATACAGTGGCAATTATTTAGTTTGTGGTGTTATATACTCTGCTACTTCTGAAGGTATGTTTAAAAAGGAAATAAGCCTACATAGGAACGGATACAATGATAGTTCCTTCAAAGTTAAAAAAAATGATAAATAGTTCTACAAGTTCATAAAGGAGAATAACTTTGAACGGTCATACAGAAAATCCAAGAACAAAATTTAATACGCCAATAGATGAACTTCAAAAAGAATTTCTCAATGATGATTTTAAAGATGATTATAGAGAATTTTTTACAGGGAAGGTTGTCAATAATAAAGATCCTGAGAAGTTGGGAAGATGTCGAATAAGAGTTTATAATTTGTTTGATATTTCTATTCCTGATAGTGATCTTCCTTGGGCTATTCCTGATATGTCGTTTGTCGGAAGTAAAGTTGGATCGTTTATTGTACCGCCAGTTGATGCTTTGGTTAATGTTTATTTTGACAGAGGAGATATTTATTGTCCTCGATATACTACTAAAGTTGTTGATAAAAGTAATCTACCAAAAGAGCGATTAAAAAACTATCCAAATAATATGGTTTTTTATGAAAGCGATAATGGAGATTTTTTTACGGTTGATAGATTGACAGGAGTTACAAAATTTAAACATCGGTCGGGAACTTCTATAAAAATTAATATTGATGGTAGTTTGGATATTAATGCAAGAGTGATTAGTATAAAGGGTAGCGAAGAGAGTCCTATTGGTGGTGGTTTTGTGGCTCCAAGTTCCGGGCCATTTTGCTCTTTACCTGTATGTTTATTAACAGGCGCGCCACATACGGGATTCAAAGCAATTAATACATAGGATAAATATAATGTTTGATGGTAAAACAATAATTTGTAAACACTGCAGTAAAGAATATATAAGAATAAAGGGTGTTGGTGGTTATACTTTTTGTTCTAAA